GCGCCGGATTTCGGAGCGCAGGTTTGTATCCCCGGCCCCGCCGTCAGATTTGCCAAGCGCTGCCTCATCGCTATGGGTCATCATGCGATGCATGGCACGCACACCATCGGCACTTTGACACAGGGTCTCAAAGGCGGCCTCAGGCAGGTTGGCTTTGCCCCAGCTTTCGATTTTCGGCGCCAGCTTTTTCCAGCTTTCCGCCCCGCCAAATTCGGCCGCCAATGCCGCACGATCCGTCGCCCGCTGTGCGGCCTGATCAAGATCGCCCAGAAGCGGTGAAAGAACCTCCCCCGCCAGATCATAAACCAGCTGAGCCTGTGCGTTGCTGAAGCCTGCCGCATGCAGGCGCTGGTTTAAATCCGTATCAATATCTTCCATGCCATCTGCCAGCGTGATTGCGTAAGCATCCGGTGTTTCGGGCACCAGATCGGCGATGGCGGCAGAGTCAAGTTCGGGTTCGGGCGCCGGCGTTTCGGTATCGGGCAGCTCGGGTGTTTCTTCTGCCTCCGGTGCTTCCGGCGTCTCGGGTTCGGTTGCGAGAAGGTCGGGTTCGGTTGTCATGCGAACACTCCGTTAAATTGGGTCAAACTTTGTTTGGGGCGTGTGGCGCGAGGTTCCCGCTTTCGCGGGAATGACGTTCGTTCCATGCAGCTGTTTTGGGTACCGTCATCCCCGCGCAGGCAGGGATCAATCTGCGGCGGAACGCTCTGCCAGCCGCTTGATCTGCAGCACCAGCGCGCGCTTCCCTTCGCGCATCCAGATCGCCGCAGTGCTGGCATCCGGGCCAAGGGCTGTGTGCAGGAAATGGCGTTCAAGATCGGCGAGTACCTTTGCCCCGGCGTCGCAGCTAAAACAGGCCTGCCAGTGATCGGTGCCGTTTTTCGAAAGCGTCTCGTTCTCGGCTTCAAACCAGTCCCATCCGTTCTCAACCATCACACGGCCTCCGTGATTTCGGGTGGCAGGCTTGGCCGCAACAAATGGTCGGGCACGCCAAACTGATCGGCAAGCCAGCGGACCATGACGGGCAAATCAACCTCCGCCAGGGCATCCGGGCCAAGGGCGGCAATCCGCGACAGCCAATCAAGCGCCTGGCCCGCCTGTACCCGTTTTGGCAGTTGTGCGAGCGGGGCCGCATGACGCAGCACCACAACATCGCCATCCAGCGGGATGTCGGGAAGCTCGCCAGTTTGGGTCAGGATATAAAGCGCGCGCCGGATCAGCGGATAAAGCAATTCCGCCTGCAACCGGCCATAGGTTGCTCCCAGAAGTCGGGCGTTTTCCGATGCGCGTTCAAGTACCTCGGTCGCGGTCATGCCCGGTTGATCGGTTTGGCCCAAGCGATCGGCGAGCAAGCAGCGCCGGATGCGATCCCGCAGGTCTGAGAGCACAAGATCAGACACATCAAAGCGCCCCGGTGCCTCAAGCGGTTTGAGCCCCGCCGACCCCACCGCCTTGGGGATGATGCTGCCCGGCACAAGGCGGATGGTTGCCGGGTTCAGCACGCCGTCATCATCCGCCTGCCAGATTCCGGTAACGGCAATCGATGCGTTTTTGAGCACCAATTCGACCACCTTATTCGCGGTCTTGATATCGGGCAGCGCCTTCATCACAGGTGATCTGCCATAAATCTCGCCCGGGGCCTTCATCCAGCGAAAGGCGATATAGGGCGACACGTCAAACCGGTCGCGATAGATCAGATCAGTGGAATTGGCGTCACCGTCTTCGCGAAAGACACACAGCTCATAACCGGTTTTGTGATCCGTTGCAGGCAAAACAGCCTCGATCACGGTAATGCGTTTCGGCGCGTCCTTGTCATCGCGATCATCACCGCCAAAACCCTTTGCCCCCGGCCAGGTTGCGAGGATTTCCGCGCGGGTGAGTGCCAGTTTGCGAAACACCGCATCCATCTTGCCATCCGATCGTTCTTCAAACGCCAGATCCCGCAAAGGAACGGCGGTAAAGCGCAAAGCAGACGGGCTGTGAAGATCAGCTTTTTCAAGGCGCAAGCACGCCGTCCCGGCCGTCACCAGATCCAGAAACGCCTGATGCATTTCGACCGCAAAGTTGGAGCGATCAAAATGCCCCTGCAAAATCCGAACGGCCCGGCCAAGTTGCTCGGTCAGCACCTGCCGGTCTGCATTGGCGACATTGCCGCCCGGTTCCAGCTCAAACCAGCCGCCACCGGGCGGGGTAATTTCGGCCATCAGACTGGCGGCAAGCTGTTCGACCGCGTCCGATGCGGTTGCGTCAAACACCCGATCCAGGCGCTTGCCGCCACTGGTCTGGTTGGATGCCGCCGCATTACGCTGTGGCAGGGCAAATTCATAACAATCCTGCCAATGCGCAATCCAGTTACGCCTGCGTTCCATCGCCTTTTGAAAGCGGGCGCGTAATTGGGTGATATCTGCCCCGTCGGTTGCCTTGTCCTCAGTCACAGCCTTTTGCGATTTTGCCATGCCTATTCCCCCAACAGGTTCTTGCCACCGCCCGCCTTGGCGATGCGGTCCGTCAACAGCCCGCGATAACTTGTCCCGATCAGGCTGGCACGACCATACCGGCGGCGTTCAAGCGCCTCGGTCCTGGCCGTGCGTGCGGCGTCTTCGGCACTGGTGTCGGCTTCGCGCTCGGTCGCCGTTCGCATTGGGACCGGCGGCGCAACACGCGCCGGTTTCGGCGTGGAAAACAGACTTCCCATCGGGGCCTCCGGGTTGTGATGTTTGGTGATGGTTGCAAAAGAGCACGTTGAGCGAGGTCCCCGTACCCGCCTTCGCGGGCACAGGCTCTGCGCGGGAATGACGTTCGTTCCATGCACTGTTTTGGGCACCGTCATCCCCGCGAAGGCGGGGATCTGGAGCGGCGCGCTCCATCACCCCAAACGCAAAAACGCCCGCAAGGGTCGGAACCCTGCGGGCGCATCTGTGGCGTTGATTTGTCTCTTATGTCACATTAAAAAGAACAAATCAAGAACATTTTTCAGAAAAAAACACATCCCCGATGTGATCACGTTCGATCCCCTGTTGCAGATGGCGATAGAGCTGCCAGGGGGTGATGATCCAAAAGGCCGAAATGCCCAGCAGGCGCTTGACCAGCTCGACACAGCTCATTGGACCAAAGCGGACCTTGTGCGCAATCGAGGCCGGATACCGCGCCCAGACGCAGTGATAGCCAAGGCCACGATAATAGGCCGCCGGATCAAAGATCGGCGAATAGCACCAGCTTTCACAGCGCACCCGATGGCTTTGCGGATCAAGGCAGATCCATTCCCCGGCGCGCACCCCCGACACCAGCACAAAGCAATGGCGAAATCCCGATTTCAGAATACGCAGCAAGCGCTTTTCCGGGGCATCGGCAAAGACCACAAGCACCGAAACCTCGCGCCCGGACGCAGATTGATCAGCCCAGTGATCCATCCATGGATCGGCGGAATCCTGCACCGTTTCAGCGGTTTTGGCTTGTTTGAGAACGTTGGTTACATCCCGCATGGCGACAGGTCCCCACCCAGTTCCACGGCGACATCCTCGTGATGGAAACTTTCATCACGCCCGCGTTTAACAATGCCGCGCGTGATCAGCACATTTTCAAGCGCATCAAGGGCCTGTTGCCATAAATCACCCTTGTCCTTTTCACGTGGATCGCGGGCATCGGGTTCGCGTTCGACCAGCCCGAAATATTCCAGTACCTGCAAATGCCGGTCGCCCAGAATGCCCCCCTTTTTAAGGCGCATCACCGCGTTATAAACATCATCAGGGTCACAGGGGCGCACCACCTCGCCCTCGTCGGCCACCACACGTGCGCCTTCGATCCGCGCAGTTTGACAGCGCACGAACCAGAACCATGCCTGCCGGGCACTGGAAAAAGGGGTGATGTCGCGCGCAGAAAGTGGTTTGGGAAATAGTCGTTGTTCGGTCAC